TGGAGCTCATCGCGAAGCATTTAGGGATGCTCGAGGACCGTTTGACGGTGAAAACGGATTCGCTGTCACCGGAGCAACGTGCGGAGCGCGTTGCGATCCTGATCGAACGTGCGTCGAGGCGGGAATAAGTGCGCCGAAAAGTGCGCGGCGTGTGTTCCGGCGGTCCGCTACGCGAACCTTTGGAACAATGCGACAGTCCGTAGTTCGCGCGGTGACGTATAACTACATGCCGTGTGCCAGAAATCGTGTCAATAGGGAAAAGTGCGATCGCTGCGGTCCGCCCTGGTGGCCGCTGAGCGCCATTCATTTTCTTGAGCGTAGTGCTACATTACTATGCGAATAGAAGAAAAAGTGCGACGCCGCTAATCGGCCATGGGCGCGGCTGAGCGCCATTCAGTTTCTGCGGGCCGCTCTGGGCGCGGGTTTGCGCGATAGACAAAAGCGCGCCATGATAGTGCGCCGAAACGACCTAGAAAGTGCGGCTCGCCCGCACCGGGAGTGCGAATGAAGCCGCCCGAAATGAGCGCGTCCGAGCGAGCGTTCCTGCGCCACCTTGCGGACGGCCTGACCGTTGAACAGGCCGGCGAGCGCGAGGGGTTGAGCGCCAGGGCGTCGCATGGCAGGCTGCGCCGACTCCGCATCGCGCTAAAGGCATGGACGCCGACGCACGCCGTCGCCACGGCCCTGCGGCTCGGGCTGATTGACTGGGCAAGCAAAAGCGCCCCGGCCTTTCGACCGGAGCGCCATGCGTGCGAGCGGTGCGTTACTCGCTCAGGTGCGGGTAGACCTGAGCGCCGTTTTCCCAGAATGAGTCTGCATATATTGGGTTTGTGTTGGGGAGCGCGCAGTCTCCCACCTGCACGGCGAGACCGGATTCCGCCGCAAATGCGCGGGCTTTTTCAACCGAACTAAAGGATTTAATTGCCTTGCTGGCGTGGAATACGGTCCACACCATGACGCACCGTTGCTCGCAATCATGGTGTGCGCATTCCTTAACATAAATCAGCGACGGGTCCACCCTTGCGATCTCCCGCGCTTCCTCCCGCGTAATTGCCCGTGCGCCGTCAATAGCATCGGCGAATTTAAACAGCGGGCGACCACTGTTGATTGCTGCTCTTCCGGTCGTCATGCTTACCCCTTTTGCCGCTCGCTGCGGCGGCTCAGCGCCCTAGTGCGCCGGAATGCGAGCCCGCCGTAGCAGGCCCGCAGTCCGATTCGCTAGAGCAGGTCGCGCACGCCGTTCGCGCTGAAATGCGCCACGTCCGTATGACCCCGACGCACGGCGTCAATCAACCGATTTGTGGCGCGGGCAATGTACATGATGTTGCTCGTTTCGCGATTGCCAGTGGGGAATGCGTGTGCGCCGTCCCAGTCGGGCGCCCACTCGCGAGCGTCTGCTAGCGCTCCGTCTGCCGTCAGGCCCGTTCCGTAGATCACTCCGTCACACCACACAATCCAGCCGCCGTATTCAAACGTCATTTTAGCGCCCCTCTCGGATTTCAACGTTGTGCGCGTCCACTGCGCGATCCACGACGCTCGCGTGCCAGCACATGCCCGCCACAAGCGCGGCAGCCAAAATCGCGGCGCCCGCGAGCGCGATCAGGTTTTCGGTGCGTTCTTCCACTGCTGCCTCCACCGTGGCTCACTGCCACTGTGCGCGGGGTTGGGACCGCGCTTCCGGGTTACACCGCGCCCAGCGTAGCGCGCGGCCCCTCACCGTTAGCGTGTCGCTGCGGATGCAGTCCTGGAGATTTGCCAGTCCCAGCCGAGCCATTTTGCCGCGTCCCCGAGCGCCCAGCGTGCAGGCTCGGGAGTGTACTGCATCGGGCCGTGCAGTGCCTCTCGCAACGTCAGGCCCTCGATCGACGGATACGCATCCATCACCCGGCCGAGCTGCACGAACGCTTGTCCTAGATTCTGCGGGTCCTTCGTCTTTGCCATCGGGTCACTCCCTCGCTCGGTCATCGAGCGTGAACACAGTATGCCCCAGCTCCGATCCGATGTCAACACCCTTGTTACACTTTTCTGGAAAGGGCTTGTTTTGCAGCGGTTTTGCATCGTGCCGCGAGCACCAGGTCAAGGGGCGCGCAACTTTTTTTGAGCTCTGCGCGGGCCGTCGTCGGGTCGTCGCGCGTCGGCGCAAGGTGCGACAACGCATCGCGCCTAACGCAACGCGACGGCGCGGCGCGTTAAAGCGCGACGTGATAAGCGCGCCCGCGCACGCGCACACGCGCGCGTCACGCCCGCACGCTCGGGCCCGCACGCACGCCCGCGCCCGCGAGGGGACCATCGATCAGAGGAAAATGATTATAATATATATACCCCCCAGAGAGTACCCACCATATTTGGTGGCGTAGCGCTACATTGGTATACACCCCCCACAGAGTAACCCCCCATATTGACAGCGTAGCGCTACGGGGTACAGGACCATGTAAATCTGACATTTGCTGTACCCGTATACACCTCCTCAGAGGGTACAAGCCCTGCTGCGTGGCGTAGCACTACCTGTTGACGTATTCGCGGCAACTGGAGTACGTTTGCGGTGCGGCAGTGACCGCAGAGGTGAGCATGAGCAAGCATCGGATTGGCTGGACGAAGAAGCAGTTGCTGGCGCACATTGTGTCGCTGGAGGCGCGGCTGTCGGACCCGGAGGGGGAAATCGGGCGACAGTTGAACGCCAGGTACAGTCAAGATTTGCGAGAGCGGGAGTTGGAGCATCACGCCTTGTGGGATGACGAGGTGGCGGTGTTTCAGGCTGCGGCGTCGCGTCGGATGCGTGGGCTGGCGGCGGAAGTGGCGACTGCGGCAGGGGCGGCAGAGGTTGCGGAGCAGATCGCGGCGTTGCCGGTGTATGCGGAAGAGAACGAAAAAAACGTCGTTCCCCTGCGGGGGAATGAGGTTGTTTCGTGACCTTGGCGGAAGCAAAGGCGAAGCTAGCAGAGTTGCGCCGCGAGGGGTTGTTTGATTCGGACATTGACGGCGCCTACTGGCAGGTGGAGCAGGCGCAGGCGGGGCGTAGCAGCGCGGTAGCAGCGGTGGAATATGCGTTGGACGTGCTGACGCGCTACGGTCGGGTGAAGCCTGCGGCGGTGCCGGTAATCGTGGCGAAGAAAATCAGCAAAGCGGAGCATGACGCCTTGGCTGGGGATTTGATGCCGTCACGGTCGCTGTCGAAGGAAGACTACGAGCGCATGATGCGGGAGGCGCAGGAATGACTGACCGCTGCCTGCTTCGCGTTCGCCCTTCTGGCGCCGAGCTTTTTACGTCGTACGACGAATGGATCAACTGGGATTCATGTCCCAACCCTGTGACCTACAGCGTGCGTGATTATCGCGCTCCCGGCGGCTGGCTGCGTCTATGTGCGGAGCATTCCAAAGGGTTGCCACGCCCGAATCCGCCAAGACCGGAGGAATGGGAATGACCGACCGCGAACTGGCCGAAATTGAGGCCCGCAAGGATGCGGCAGACATCGTTAACCTTGTGACCGAAGTTCGGTATTTGCAGGTCATGCTGGAAGAGGCGCAGTTGGCGCTGTGGCGTCAGCAGGCGTTGTTGGAGTTTATCAACCGGCAAAACCTGGGGGAGATGGTGCATTGACCAAGGAAGAACTGGACAAGATCATCTCCAAGATGACGCCTTCTGAGCGCAGCGAGTTTTTTGCGCTGGTGGCGGCAGAGAAGAAGGAGCCGGTGTTCAAGGATCCGCTGTTTGAGCGGCAGACGGCATTCTTAGAAGATCCGGCCCGCATGAAGGTGGTGCTTTGCACCCGTCGTTCGGGCAAGTCCTACGGCGCAGGGCTGCTGCTGTTCAAAGAAGCCTACTCGCAGGCGAACGTGTCCTGCTTGTACGTCGCGCTGACCCGCGCTTCGGCCAAGCGGATCATGTGGAAGGACGTGCTCAAGACGATTGACCGTGAGCAGGGGCTCGGGTGCCGGTTCAACGAAACGGAACTCTCGGTCACGTTGCCCAACGGCAGCATGATCTACCTGCTGGGCATGGACGCCGACGAGCAGGAAAAGGACAAGGCGCTGGGGCAGAAGTTCAAGGCGGTGGTGATTGACGAGGCGGCAAGCTACGGTGTTGATCTGCACGAAATGGTTTACGGTATTTTGAAGCCTGCAACTGCCGACTACCGAGGCACGATTGCGATGATCGGTACCCCCGGCAACATGAAGCGGGGGCTGTTCTACGAGTTGACCAAGGGACAGGTGCCTGGTGAACCGGGGCGCTGGGAAAAAATGGGTTGGTCAGGGCACCGCTGGACGGCGTTTGACAACCCGCACATGTCGGACAAATGGAAGGCCGAGATCGAGGATCTGAAGCTTGCCAATCCGCTGATTGAAGAAACGCCGCTGTTCCAGCAGCACTACCTTGGCAAGTGGACGGTGGACGACAGCAAGCTGGTGTACCGCTTCGACTACGAACGGAACACGTTTGACGAGTTGCCGGTGATGAAGGCCGGTGGTCGCTGGCACTACAACCTTGGCATCGACCTTGGGTTTAACGACCCGACCGCTTGGGTGGTGACGGCGTATCACGACTTTGACCGCACGCTGTATGTGTTGGGCGCCCACAAGAAAGAGAAATGCGACATCACCGAGGTGGCGGACCAGACGCGCAAACTGATGGGCCGATTTGAGTTTGACCGGATCATCATCGACAACGCAAACAAGCAGGCGATTGTGGAGATGCAGCGCCGCCACGACATTCCGCTAACGCCTGCCGAGAAGGCCGGGAAGGCGGACTTTATTGAGATCATGAACGGCGACTTCATTCAGGGGCACATCAAGCTGCACCGAAAAGGATGCACGCCGCTGATGGACGAGTACGGTCAGTTGATTTGGGACGAGCGCAGCCCTCGGCGCGAAGAGCATCCGGCGGCGCCAAACCATTGCGCGGACGCTGCGCTGTATAACTGGCGGCACTGTTACTCGTATCTGGCCGACCTGCGGCAGCCGAATGGCTTGCGGCATGGCCAGAGCGAGGCTGATTGGATGCTGCTGCAAGCAGAGCAGGAATTGGAGCGCGTATTGGAAGAGCGTCGTTCGCAAGAGGCAGAATTGGCGTTGTATGACGCAACGCTGCAATAGCCCGCTTGCCAATAACTGATTGACAGTATACGGTTTGCGCCCGGAGGCCGAATGACGCAGCACGACGTTAAGAATTGGGTCGCATTCATGCGCGAGCATGGATTGAATCGGCTTTGCGTCAACGGTCTGGAAATCGAGCTCGGTGCCCCTTCATCGTCCTACTCAGCACAGAATGTTCCGCCTATGGAACCGCAGGGAGTGTTTGAAGACGGCACCGGCTCCTTTTGCGCGTGCGGACACTCTTGGATTACCGATCACAGCGATTCCGGGTGTCTGCACGGCTGTTCGCATGACCTCTGCTCGTCCAGCGCAGGAGCGCCGAATGTCTGATCCTGAAGTGAAGACCGGCTCTGAGGTTATGACTGAAGAAGAGCAGAAGCGAGTGAACTCTCGCGAGCACCTTTGGCGCGCGGCGCTTTGGGCTGGATTTGCTCATGGCGAGCAGATCGTGAATGCGCTCAGGAACAATCAGCGTCCGTGGTTCAACGAACTTGCGCCACTGACCACCGAAGAGCGCGTGTTCATCATGGGACAGGTTTGCAAGTATTTCTTCCCGGAAATGACGGGCGAGAACGAAACGCAGGCGTTCAGGCTGTTGGGCAAGTTGTACGGCGCAAAGAAGAACCGTCACGTCCGCCGCATGGAGAAGCAGTATGCCAATTGAATTTCGCGACTTTACCGTTGGCGGCGAGCGTTCGGGCGTTCCTGGCAAGCTGCCAGACAACAAGGAGCGCCGTTGGTGGATGCTCAAGGATCAGGACGCTGCGGACGTTATCAGCGGCACGCTAAACTTGATCCGCGATGCTCAGTCGTTTCGCGCTACGCAGTGGATCGTGTCCGCGCGTCTGTACGGCAACCTAGCGCCAACGACGCTGGCGGGCGTGTCGTTTAGCAAGCTGGCCGCAAGCCAGCCGGCGCTTCGCGACCGTATTTCGTACAACGTGGTGCAGAGCGTGGTTGATACGGCGGTGGCCCGCATTACGCGCAATCGACCGAAGCCGCTGTTTCTGACCAGCGGAGGCGATCACAAGAAGCAGCGCGAGGCCAAGAAGCTGAACGCCTTTCTTGATGGCGTGTTCTACGAGAACAGCACGCACGCGATTGGCACCACGGTGTTTCGCGATGCGGCTGTCTGGGGCGATGGCTTCATTCATGTATTTGCGAAAGCCAATCGCGTTTGCCATGAGCGCGTGATGTCGTCGGAGATTTTTGTAGATGACGTGGAGTCGCTGTACGGCTCGCCGCGTCAGATGCACCGCGTCAAGCAGGTTGACCGCCAGGTGTTGTTTGACATGTTTCCTGACGACGCCGACAAGATCGCGGGCGCGAAGCCCTCGCGAACGGAAGAGGCCGGTCGCAGCATTGTGGCCGACATGCTGACCGTGCGCGAGTCTTGGCATCTGCCGAGCGGCCCCGGAGCGGACGACGGCAAGCACTGCATCACGATCGACGGCGCGGTGCTGGGCGAGATGGAGCCGTGGCCGCATCAGTGGTTCCCGTTTGCTCGCGTGCAGTGGACGCCGCGACTGTACGGCTACTGGGGCCAGGGCCTCGCTGAGCAGCTCCAAAACATTCAGCTTGAGATCAACAAGCTGCTTTGGGTGATCCAGCGCTCCATGCACCTGATGGGTTCGTTCAAGGTGTTCATTGAGAACGGCTCCAAGATCGTGAAGGAGCACCTGAACAACGACGTGGGCAGCATTATCAACTACACCGGCACGCCGCCGATGTACGTTACGCCGCCCATCGTTGCACCGGAAGTGTACGCGCACCTTCAGACGCTCAAGAACAGCGCCTACGAGCAGGCGGGCATTTCGCAGCTTGCGGCGTCGTCGCTCAAGCCGGATGGCTTGAACTCCGGTCGAGCGCTGCGCGAGTACAACGACATTCAGACCGATCGCTTTGCGACCGTTTCCAAGTCCTACGAAAACATGTTCATGGACGTGGCGCGGCTGTCGATTGAAGTGATCAAGATGATTGCCGAGCGCGACGGCGGATATGAGGTTCGCGTTCCCAACACCAAGACGGTGCAGACGCTGGATTGGGCCGACATCAAGTTGAACGAGGACGATTACGTCATGCAGTGCTTCCCGGTGTCGTCGCTGCCCAGCGATCCGGCGGGTCGTCTGGCGACGATTCAGGAGTACGCACAGGCCGGATTTCTTTCGCCCCGCCAGGCGCGACGGCTGCTTGATTTCCCTGATCTGGAGCAGGTCGAGTCTCTGGCGAACGCCGAAGAGGATTACCTGACCGGCGTGTTTGATCGCATTGTGGACGACGGCGATTACACCTCGCCCGATCCGCTGGATGACCTTGCGCTCGCAAAGCAGCTTTGCCTTGAGTACTACGCCAAAGGCAAAAACAACAATCTTCGTGAAGACCGGCTGGAACTGCTTCGCCGGTACTTGCAGCAGATCAGCGAGATCGAACAGGCAATGGCCCCGCCTGCCCCTCCGATGCCGATGCCCGGCGCGGAAGGTCAGCCGCTGGCACCGCCTATGCCGATGCAGCCTAGCGACCTTGTACCGAATGTCCCGGTACAGTAACCGAGGAGTGACGAATGGCCGTTGAAGGTACGATGACGAATATGACCACCGGTACGGTGGCGCAGGAGGTTCCGCAGCCGACTGCGGCAGATGTTTTGGCTGGTCAGCAGCCTGCGGCAGAGGCCCCCGCGCCTGCCCCTGAGCCCGTGGCCGAAAAGCCCAAGGAGCAGCCGCGAGCCGATCGCTTTGCGGTGCTGGCTCGCAAGGAGGCCGAGGTCTTTCGCAAGGCGCAGGCGGTGCGTCAGCAGCAGGCCGAGATTGCTCGGCAGGCAGAAGAGATCCGCGCGTTCCAGTCGGCGCGGCAGCAGGCGCTTCAGAACCCGCTCGAGGCGCTGAAGTCGCTTGGTCTGACCTATGAGCAGGTGACCGATTTTGTTCTGAACGACAACAAGCCCACGCCCAACCTTGAGGTTATGTCGGTTCGGCAGGAACTTGAAGAGTTCAAGCGGCAGCAGCGCGAGGAGCAGCAGCAGCTTCTGGCGCAGCGTCGCGAGATGGAGCAGCAGGAGATTCAGCAGACCCTTCAGCAGTTTCAGGAAGAGGTCAGCGAATACGTTACGCAGCACGCCGAAACTTATGAGTTGACAGCGTTGTATAACGGTGCAAATCTCATTACTCAGGTTATTGAGGAGTGTTTTAAGCAGGACGGCAAGCTTCTTTCCATTCCCGAAGCGGCCAAGCTTGTGGAAGAACACTACGAAGACCTGGCTCGCAAGACTCTAGCGACCAAGAAGTTTGCAGCGACGCAGCAGAAAGTGGCCTCACCGCAGGCTCCGCAGACGGCTCCCGCTCCGAGTATCGGACGTACGCTGTCTAACGACCTGAGTGCCAGTGTAGCCGGTAATCCTCAGCGACCGCGCTCTGATGCGGACAGGATTGCGGCAGCGCTTGCTCGGCTTGAGGGACGTTAGCCACTCGTTCGGCAGTGACGCTAGTGCAAAAGTTTTTAACTTAACTGTTCGCTAACCCGCCGATTGGGACGCATGGCGCGTACCCTACGGCTTGGCAGATACGCATGAAGCGTTGTCTGCAATAGGATCTGACATGTCTTGGCCCAATGGACCGTTTCCCGCCCCGACCCCGGCTCTGAACCAGACCGGTGGCCCCTCGTTCTCGTTCGACCTTGGCGCTGCGAACGCCGCGCTCAAGGAGCTTTACGACGATCAGAAGATCGCGAACCTCGTTTACAAGAACAACCCCTTCCTCGCGATGGTTCCCAAGATGGAGGAGTTCGGCGGCAAGTACATGCCGATTCCCCTGATCATCAACACCTCGCAGGGCCGCAGCGCGACGTTCAGCAACGCGCAGTCGCAGCAGACTGCCGCCACGGTGGAGTCGTTTGCCCTGACGCGCGTGCAGAACTACTCAATCGCGCAGATTGACAACCAGACGATGCTCGCCAGCAAGACGGACAAGATGGCGTTCATCAACGGCGCGACCGTTGTGATTGACGGCGCGATCCGCGCTCTGACTAACTCGCTTGCCACGCAGATCTTCCGCGACGGCAGCGGCACGCTTGGCGTGGTTGGCACCGGCAGCACCACTGGCCAGATCAAGCTGTCGAACCCCTCGGACGTTGTGAACTTTGAAGTTAACATGACGCTTGAGGCGTACACCGCTGGCGTGCTTTGCACTGGCGTTACCGGCAGCAGCAGCGCCTCGACCGTGTACGTTGTGGCCGTGAACCGCTCCACTGGCGTCGTTTCGATTTCCAACCTCATGGGCGGCACGGCTGGTACTGGCCTCGGCTCTTGGACGGCAACCATCGGCTCGACGCTGAACGTGGTTGGTGATCGCACCGCCTCGGCTGGTTTTGCTCTGAAGGGTCTGGCTGCGTGGATTCCGGCCGTGGCGCCGACGACTGGCGACTCGTTTTTCAGCGTGGACCGCTCGACCGATCCTACCCGCCTCGCTGGCGTGCGCTTTGACGGCTCCTCGGAGTCAATCGAAGAGGCCGTGATCGACGCCTCGCTGCTGGTTGCTCGCGAAGGTGGCATCCCGGACGTGTGCATCATGAACTTCGCCTCGTACGCCGCGCTTGAGAAGTCGCTCGGCGCCAAGGCGCAGTACATCAGCTTCGACGGGCCGGCGAAGATCATGTTCCCCGGCATCCTGATCAACGGCGCCGCCGGTCAGATCAAGGTGTTCCCCGACCGTTCGTGCCCCGCGAAGACGGCGTACCTGCTCCAGATGGACACCTGGAAGCTGTACTCGCTTGGGCCGGCGCCGCACATCGCCAAGTACGCTGACGGCCTTGAGATGCTGCGCGTGTACAACAGCGACGCCGCGGAGCTTCGCGTCGTTTCGTACGCGAACCTCGGCTGCAACGCCCCCGGCTTTAACGCCGTCGTGCAGCTCGGCGCGTAATCCCTAACGAGCAAGGGGCGGCCCGGCATTGTGCTGGGTCGCCCTTTGTTCAAGGAGAACAACATGGCCAATAGGTTTTTCAATCAGTTTGGTGGCACGCTTGAGCGCAAGGTGATCAAGCTGTTTGCCAAGGTGGATTTTGTTGCTGGCGCTCCGGTGCTTGTGACGCAGGAAGTGTTGAACGCCAGCACCAACCCTATCACGGTTAACCCGTCGCAGGGCATTCAGTCAATCAGCAGCGGCGGCGCCGGCAAGATTACGTTTGTGCTTGGCGCAAACAACGGCGGCGTGCCTACGTATGATCCGTATGTTCGATTGCTGAACGTGACTAACACGGTTGTTGGCGCACTGACGACTGCCAACGTGTTTTTTACGCAGGTGACTGCCGATAACGTTAACGGCGCGACGGGCAATCCTTCTCTTGAGATTTCTTGTTTTCTCACCGGCAACAGCCCTGCGCCTGGGTTCCCGGCCGATGGAACCACGCTGCTCGTTGAAATCACGCTGTCCAACACCACGGCGTACTAATCGGAGGCCGTCATGGTTCACGACGAGAAGGCTGCTGTTGCGATCATTCTTGGGAAGATGAAGCCCAAGGGTTCGTACGATGCCGAAGAGCAGGCCGAAATGCACCCGGACGAGTCGCTGCATGCTTGCGCTGAGGATCTTCTCGGCGCGATCAAGGCGGACGATGCGGCTGGCGTGGCCGATGCGCTCAAGGCTTTCTTCCACATTTGCGACGCTATGCCGCATGAGGAAGGTGAGCACATGAGCGAAGAGCAGGAACACGGCTACGAGTAGTGTGATATAGGATAGGGCGCCTCGGTGTGTGCCGGGGCGTCCTATGCCTATCAGGAGGGCGCTTGGCTATTTACCCGAAGATGACCCTCGCGCAGCTCCGTACCGCATCGCGTCAGCGTGCGGATATGGTCAACTCAACGTTCATTTCTGACTCCGAGTTGAACAGCTACATCAACGCCTCGTACTTTGAGTTGTACGACCTGTTGGTGCAGAAGTACGGCAACGACTACTACATGACCGAGTACTCGTTCCAGTTGCAGGGGAACATTTCTCGGTATGACTTGCCGGCTGATTTTTTCAAGTTGCTTGGCGTGGATTTGCAGATCAGCGGTGGCCCTGACGGCTACGTTTCGCTGCGTCCGTTCACGCTGGCCGAGCGCAATCGATACTCGACCGCCAACGTCCAGACCTGGATTGGCGTGACGAACCTGCGGTATCGCATCAGCGCCAACACGCTTTGGTTCACGCCGTCGCCGCAGACGGGGCAGACCATTCGGATCTGGTACATCCCGCGCCTTGCGGAACTGGTTGACGTTGTGCAGCCAGAGCCAATTCCGTACAACAATTTGCCAAACGATTTTCTTGATGTTGTTGGCGTTAACACCACTGTCCTTGCTGGCGACACGCTTGTAATCGCTGGCGACACCTATACGGCCGTTGACGCTAATCCGGCAGCGTACGAGTTCATCGCGGTTAACGGTGACGCTGACGCGACCGCTGCCAACCTGCTTGCGGCTATCGCGGCGCAGACGACGACGTACACGGCCACCTACTCGCTTGGTGTCTTGTTCATTCGGCAGCCCACGACGTTCAACGTTTCGACCAACAACGTCAACGCCTTCACGGTTGAAAGCGCTTCTGCATTTCCAATTGTCGGCAAAATGGATTTTGCTGCGAACCTGTCTATTGGTGACACGGTTCAGGCCGGAAGCGTGCTGTTTACTGCTGTTAGCAACATCACCGAGCCCTCGGAAGTTCAGTTCCAGGTCGGCGTTGGCATTTCCGAAACCATTGGCAACATTCAGCTTGCGATTGATGCTTATGCAGCAACGCATCCGGAGTACGTGGCGCCGTATCAAGAGGCGACTTCCGGCACGCAGCTTTCGTTTTACTCGGCAACGCCGCTCTACGTTGCGTGCAGCAACGTCAACGTAACGACGACGCTTTATGGCACTGGCACGATCACGCCTCCGGTGGTTGAGCAGCCGAACACGGTGGCCGATGGCGTGTCTGGTTGGCTTGAGTATGTGGTCACGGATGCCGCAATCAAGATGCTTCAGAAGGAAGAGTCAGATACATCCGTTCTTCAGTTTCAGAAGGCGGCACTGATCAAGCGCATTGAGGCTGCGGCCGAGAACCGCGATGCCGGCTCGCCCGCGACGATTGCGGACGTGCAGTGGACTAACGGAACGTGGCCCTTTGGTAACGGCTTCGGTGGTGGCGGCGGTATTCCGTAATGCCGACCATCAAGCAGTTCTCACGCATTCAGAGCCAAGACGACTCGCTCAATCGCGTGCAGGACCAGCTTGCGGCTGCGTTGAACCCTATTCTTCGCAACGTCAAAGGCGACTTGTCTGGGCCGCTTGAGTCGCCGTCCGTGGTGGCGCTTCAAGGCACGCCAGTAGCCAACACCACGCCAACCGCTGGGCAGTCGTTGGTGTACAACAACGGCCAGTGGGCACCTGGTGCCGGTGGTGGCGGCGGCGGTGTTACGGCTGTCACGGCTACAACGCCCATGTCGTCTACTGGCGGCACGACGCCCAACCTATCCATGACGCAGGCAGGGCCGACCAGCGATGGCTGGTTGAGCTCGGCCGACTGGAACACGTTTAACAACGCTGGCGGCGGCGCTGGCGACCCGAACATTGTGCTGCTTATGGCTGGCAGCGGCACGGCTGGCAGCACGTCGTTTCCCGATACGAGCTACATCCAAGCCACGCTGACGCCGTTTGGCAACACGCAGGTTGTTGCGTCGCCCAGCGAGTACGGCAACGGCTCGGCGTCGTTTGACGGTAACGGCGACTACATTACGGCGCCGTCAAATCCGGCTTATGCGTTTGGCACTGGCGACTTCACGATTGAGGGTTGGATTTACCTCAACACGTACGGTGGCGGCGGTTACTCAATTCTTGGCGGCACCATCGTTGACACGCAGAACGCTGGCGGCGATCCGTTTGCGATCATCGTGCTGACCACGACAACCGGCAACCTGATCGTGTGGCGCGGTGGTCCGGTGCTCACGTCAGTTGGCACGATCCCGCTGAACACTTGGACGTTCTTCACGGTGGTTCGCAGCTCGGGCACGCTGACGATCTACTTGAACGGCGCGTACGACAGCAGCACGTCGTTCACGTTTAACCTGACCGCCTCGTCCATGACGATTGGCGCTACGATTGACGGTCGCGCGGCGAACACCTACCTCAAGTACAACGGCTACATGAACGACCTTCGGTTGTCGAAGATCGCTCAGTACGCCAGCGCGTTCACGCCGCCGGTTGCGCCGTTCCCAAGTGCGGTGCCAGGTTACGCGCTGCCCATCGGTCCTGCTGGCGGCGACCTGACCGGCACCTATCCGAACCCGACGCTGATTGCGACCGGCACCGCAGGCACCTACGGCAACTCAACCACGGTTCCGGTGTTCACTACGGACACCAAGGGTCGAGTGACCGGCGTGACGCCGACTGCGATTGCGTTTCCTTCAGCGCCGACAACGCTGTCACCAAAGCTTGGAAACGTGGCGGTTGTGGATACGGTTAACGGCAACGACGGTACCGGAGCGGTCAACGGCTTGCCGTTCAAGACCGTTGAGGCTGGCATCGCTGCGATTGCTGCGTTTGGCTCGCCCGCCACCTGCTGGGTGATGCCGGGCACCTATACGCTGGCCTCGGCGACGACCGGCCTGACGATGCCTACCGGTTGCGCTCTGCGTGGCATGAGCACGCAGACGACCAAGATTGTGATGAACGCCGCAAACCCCGGCGGCACTGTCACGCTGCTTACGATGGGCGAGAACAGTCGCGTTGAAGACCTAACGCTCACGCTCAACAGCAGCAATGTTACGACAAACCTTGTCGGCATTGAACTCCCCGGCACGACAAGCGTTACGTCAAAGTTTCGCACTTCCGTGTTGACGGTAGACAACTCTGGCCTTGCTGTTGGCACGACGACCAATGTTTATGGCATCTACTCGTCTGGAGTGGGTACGTTGAACGATGCCACGTTCAGTTTCAACTTCACGCGAGGCGTGACGATCAACGTCAAGTCCAACGGCGCTGGTAGCAAATTTGGGTTCTATATGCCTAGCGGCGCGGGAAGCGCAAATCAGATCTCAACCCGAGATACAAACATCTACGTTGCCGCGCCCACCGATGCGACGAGTACCGGCATTTACGTTGGCATCTACACCGACAACGACAACTCGCAGGTGCAGTGTCGTTCAACTTCGATTCGTGGATCTCCTTATCCTGCGGTTCAATTGAAGTTGCCTGTGGCGGTGACGGCCACGACAAACATCACGCTTTCTGGTACTTATACGCTGCAAGGCGTCGCGCTCACGGCCGGGATGCGAGTTCTTGCTGCCGGCCAGACATCCGGCACTAACAATGGCATTTACATTGTCGCTTCAGGCGCTTGGACTCGAGCCGGCGACATGGCTGCGGGTTCTGCTGCGCTAGGCGTCTACACGTTCTGTAATGGCGGCACTTACACGCACACGGGCTGGGAATGCACCACCAACATTAACGTGGGAGCTGGCTCGCTGACGTTCGTGCAGCGTTACGTTGGATCAGACATTCTGCAAAATGCTCCGCAGGCCGCAAACGGCACCAACGGAATTCAGCTTGGCCCCGGAACGGATTTGGTTACGAAGACCGCCGCAACGCATCCGTTTACAACGTATGTTACGCCAACAATTTCAATTTTTGGGCTTAATGCCGGCATTGCATCTAGCAACACGGGCACGGTTAGGTACTGCTGGCCGGGAACGCTTGCGTCAACAGGAGACACCGCTCAGGTGTTTTCAAGGGTGCAGCAAAAATCGGTTATGCAAGGGATGTTTATTAACCTTCGCACTGCACCTGGTGGCAGCAACTCTGTGCAGGTGACGGTTCTGGCATCAAAGACCGGCGTTGTTGGATCGGGCGTTCCGACGCTGATGTCTGCAACCATCTCGGGATCGACAACATCGGCAACCAACTATTCAGCATCGGTAGACTTTGCTCAGTTTGATTATTTTTCAGTTCAAGTAACAGGGCTTGGAAACAGCAACAGTGCCGCCGATCTTGTGGTACAACTTGACCTGTTCTAGGAGATAACAATGACGACGCCCAACATGAACCTGACGCTGCCAGTGGTGTCCACCACGCCGGGGCCGCTGTGGGCTACCGATATCAATCAGGCGCTCACCACGATTGATTCGCACAATCACACTTCTGGCAACGGCGCTCTTGTCCCTTCTAATGGCATTGGAATTAACGCCGACCTTTCGTTTGCCGGCCATGCGGCGATCAACCTTAAAGGAACCGTTTACGCTGACATTGGCTCCACGCCGACGTTTATCAATGGCGTGTACGTCAACAGCGGAAATATGTACTTCCGTGATGGAAGCGGAAACGCTATTCCTATCACTAATGCTGGCGCAATAGTTGGTTCGCCTGGCAACATTTCTGGTTTGGTTGGAACTTCTGCCGGTGTTGCCTATAACCTTGGCACTGCAACATTTGTTTTTACTAAAAACGTTAACCAGTCTGCTGCGATTGATGTTGGTCCAATTACCACTCGGCTTACGTCAACGTCGTCCAATGGCGTGACTATTACGCCCGCGAGCGGCACGACCAATTGGACGTTGACGCTGCCTGCTGCTCCAGTTAGCGGCGCTCGACTGTTTGGCGTCAACAACGGCGTTATGTCTAATGTGGCCGTTGACGCAACGCTAACTCTTACGTCCTCAACTCTTGGTGTGGCAACGCCTGGCATTCAAACGGCTAATCTTGCTGATGGGTCAGTTACCGGCGCTAAGCTGTCTGCTGTTACTAAAAACCTTTCGTCTTCGTGTGGCGTTTACAGCGTTCCATCCGACTCGCTTTCGCATGCGATTACAAACCTAAGCACCACTGTGAATCTGCTCACCACAAGGCCGCTTGTGGCGTGTCTTCAGTACGATGGTGTTGGGATTGTGACCAACAACCCAAGTTGCATTGAAACAGATACGCGCGTTGATATTTACATTCGCCTTTCCGGCGCAAATACGGCAGATGGAGCATTTTGCAAGATTATTGCTCCGTATGGCGCCACGTCTTTTAGCATCCCAGTGTCTTCGGTTAGCCATGTGTTTGTCCCTACGGCGACCGGCATCACTAACGTTACGGCGTATGCGGTAAATCAAGGCGGTATTGCTACAATTTCGTATGCTAAGCTGCTTGTGTATCAGCTCTAGGGAGTAGCCATGCCTTTGGAACGCCAGGTGATCACCATGCCGCTAGCGCAGGGCGTGGATACCAAGACTGACGCCAAGCAGGTTGTTGCTGGAAAACTGCTTGAGCTTGAGAACGGTGTTTTCACCACACTCAAGGCTATTCGCAAGCGCGACGGCAACGTGGCGCTGGGCACGCAGGTAACTAACGGCGCTGCTTCGTTTACGACGATTGACGCCGGAAAGGGTCTTGCGACGTACGGAAATGAGCTGCTGCTCGCAAATGGCGAAAGCATTTACAGCTACGATCAAGCCGCTAACGCATGGACCGACAAAGGCGCATTTGAATCGGTTTACGTCACCAACGCATCGGTTATTCGTGACAGTTATGATCAGGCGTGTCCAGATGGTGTGACGCATCCTGATGGGCTGCAGGCGTACGTCTGGGAAGACTCGTCGGGCACCAACGTCATCAGGTACTGCATCATTGATAGCGCAACCGGACAGATGGTTCAGCCCGCAACACTGCTTGCGTCCAATGCGATTAAGCCGCGAGTGATTACTATCAGTGGCTTGTTTTTGTTTTACTGGTACGACACGTCGGCGACGACGCTCAAGGTTGCACAGTTGCCGGTTGGCTCGCCAAACGGCATGCCCAGCGTGTCTACGCTAACCGGCTTGGCGTCTGACGAAAACGCAATCAACGCTACGTCGCCTAACTACGATGTGTGTGTTGTTGGCAACCAGATTGCCGTGGCATTCAACAGCCGGCTAACCGGCGGTGGAACTACGGTTCGCATGTACTACGGATTCAATCCGACCACTGAATCAACTACGCAATACTCGCAACCTGACCGATCGCGAGCGATTACCGTGTTCCCGGCTCAGACCGTTACGGTTGGTGCAACGGGCCTTGTTGTTGCATTTTCTACCGACAACGGATCGTCGCCGTATACGTCTAGCGTTAACTACTTTGCGTTTACGTCACAGCTTTTGTTGGTCAACAGCGATACGGTTGATTCTGGCGTTGAGCCGGTTCGGGCTATTACCGGCATCACAGCTCAAAATGGAAGCGTTGGATTTCAACTGTATTGGTCAATTATTTCGTCAACGCCTGACGTTGCTCGCAAGACGTACAAGGCGGTTGTTGACTCGCAATACAACTACACGTTGACTTCGCCGTGGCTCCAGACGGCGGTGTTGATTGCAAAGGTTTTTGCGTACAACGAAAACGTTTACGTTCCGGTCACATACTGGACAAGCGACACGATTCAGCCAACCAACTTCATCGTGCGAGAAGATTTGTACATTGCAGCCAAGGCGCTGGCTTCGGTATCTGGCGGTTACGCTCGCACAAACAGCGTTAGCTATGGCACGCAGTCAAAGCCCATTTTGGCTGGCGTTACACAAATCAGTCCGAGCGAGTTCCGGTTTGCTTGCACCGAGCAAGCGCTGACGGCTGGCGCAGGCATTCAGACGCCCAACAACGTGTCGGCGCTGACGTTTAACTTTGACAGCCCCGAGCACTCATACGGTCACGCTACGCTTGGACAAGATCTGCACTTTACCGGCGGTTTCGTGCAGATGTATGACGGCGTGAGCGTGGTGGAACACAACTTCCACCTGTATCCAGACTTTTGCACCACATCAGTATCGCCAACTGGCGGTCACATCGCGGCAGGCACCTACACCTATGCGGTGACGTACGAGTGGATTGATAACCAAGGCAATCCGCACATCAGCTATCCGCTGCTGGTGCCGGATGTTGTTGTTGGCGGCGTAACGGCTGGGTCGGTGCAACTGACTGTTCCGTACCTTCAATTCACGGCCAAGATCAGCAATCCGGTGCAGATTATTTTTTACCGAACGCAGTCACTTGGAACCATACTGTATCGCATCAGCAGCTTGACGGTGCCGGACTACAACATCATTAACGGCGCAAGTTCAACGCTGACGTACACCGACACTTTGGCCGATGCGTCGATTGAAACCAATCCCTTGCTTTACACTCAGCCGCTTGACACGACGGTTGACGCGATTGTGCCCAACCAGCCTGCGCCGCCGACTGGGTTCATGCAGTTGCATCGCAACCGGATTTGGGTTGTGGATAGCACAAACCCACTTCAGCTTTGGTACTCCAAAGAAGTTCTGGCTGGCTACCCTGTAGAGTTTAACAGCACATTTGTCAGGCAAATTGATCCGCGCGGTGGTCCGGTGACGGCACTTGCAACGGTCGATGACAAGCTTTTGGTGTTCAAGAAAAGTCACATTTTCTTCATTGTCGGCCAAGGTCCGACCAACAACAATCAAAACAACGACCTGTCGGACGCCATTTTGATCACGACCGACTGCGGCTGCATTGAGCCGCGCAGTGTGGTCGGCACGCCTGTTGGCATCATGTTCCAGAGCGCCAAGGGCATTTACCTGATTGACCGCTCGCTGGCGGTGCAGTACGTCGGCTCGCCGGTTGAGGCGTACAACAACGAGACGATTACGTCGGCCACGCTGGTGTCTACGACCAACCAGGTCCGTTTCACGCTCGAGAGCGGCAAGACGCTGGTGTTTGACTATTTTGTGCAGCAGTGGGGCACGTTCACCAACCAGTACGCCGTAGACTCGCTTGTGTGGCAGGACACGATGGTCATGCTGCGGTTGAATGGCAGCGTGCTCAAGGAAACCCCTGGCGTGTTCACTGACGCCGGATCGCCGATCAAGCTGAAGCTCGCTACGTCTTGGTTGTCGTTTGCCAACGTGCAGGGGTTCCAGCGTGTGCGTCGAGCGCAGATCCTTGGGGCCTGGAAGAGCGCACACAACTTGCTGGTCAGCGTTTGCGTAGACTTCAACGACACCATTGTTCAACAGACCACCGTAACGCCCACGACGCCAACGACCTACGGCGGTTCTTCGCCATATGGGTCTGAATCGGTGTATGGTGGCACGTTTCAGCTTTACCAATGGCGCGTAGACCTTGCGCGACAGAAGACACAAGCGGTAAAGTTGATCCTTGAGGATTTGCCCGCAGCGACGGCAGGCGAAGGTCTGAGTCTGACTTCCCTTGGTTTTGAGGTTGGCGCCAAGACCGGCCTTAACAAAGTTCCTGCTTCGCAGATCGTTAGCTAGGAGAGCAACATGGGCTTGTTTGATCCTTCGTGGTCGGAAGATCCGACCTCACCCGAATATCAGCGTCGGCTGAAGGCTGTTAGCGTTGAAGGACCGGCGTATCAGACCGCATTCAAGGGCGCTGAGCAAGCTACGTTTGGAGCGCTTGGAGCGTCTGGCGAAGTGGGCAAGGAACAGGCCGACCTAGCGCGCGCTCTTCGTGCTCAGGCCGAAGGCAAAGCGCCAAGTCTTGCGGCAATGCAGTACGCGCAGGCGTTGAATCAGTCGCAGGCCGCTGCGGCCTCGCAACTTGCATCGTCGCGCGGACTGAGCCCTGCACAGGCGCAGCAGATGCTTATGACGCGACAGGCGGCGGCGCAGCAGCAGGCCGCTGGTCAGTCGGCGATGATGCGCTTGCAGGAGCAGCAGATGGCGCAGGCGGCTCTGGGCAACCTGCTTGGTCAGCGTCGGCAGCAGGAGCTTCTTGGCGGACAGCTTGCGGCTGGATTGTACGGCACTGCTGGCGGCCTTGGCATGAGCGAGGCGCAGATGCGGCAGCAGGCGGCTATGGCTGTTCAGCAGCAGGCCAATCTTGAGGCGCAGCGGAACGCGCAGTTGGTCGGCTCGCTGGTCGGCGCTGCTGGAACCTTGGGCGGTGCTTACTTTACTGGTGGCGCGAGTGCGGCCATGCCTGCGGCCACGCCTGCGGCAGCGGCTTCATTTGCTGGCACGTCAAACATGACCGGCTTGTCGCCCGAAGCGCAAAGCATTCTTCAAGGCGGACGTGCTCGCGGCGGTGCGATTGAGGTTCCCGGCAAGGCCAAATACAAGGGCGATACCCGCGCCAACGACACGGTGCCTGCGCTTCTGAGCCCTGGTGAGATCGTGTTGCCTCGCACCGTGGCGCAGAGTGACGATGCGCCCGACAAGGCTAAGAAGTTTGTCGAGGCGATCAAGACCAAGAAGAAGCCGTCTGCCCGCGACTATGCACAGGCGCTGGCGCGATTGCAGGAGCTTGAGTCGCGAATGAATGCTATGGAGGCGCTGGCCGACCTTGAGGCCGAGGACGAGGGATAATCATGAAGAAGCCTTCGCTGCGGTTTCGTCAGGTCTTTGAGCACCCGACGCACTTCAAGGTCAAGAGCCCGATGGGCAATCCGATCACGATTGCCAAGAGCGCCATTTCGCCGTCGATGCAGGCACGGCTGCGGAAGTATGCTGATGGCACGTCTGATGAGCCGGTAGCGCCGCCGACGCCTGAGGAAGCGCAAGTTGCGCGTTCTTGGGAAGACATTATAGCGCTTCCGAAAGCCGAGCAGCCCGCTGCCATTCGCACTGAGATGTACCGTAGGCGGGTTGAGCAGGCGGCACCGATTATAACCGACGTTCCGACGCCAGAGGCGTTGGATGCGATTCAGACGCAGCGCGTCGCTGAGGACGCCGCTGCCGCTGGCCTGCCGCTTCCGGCCGACATGCCGCCCGCTGCTGCACCGTCTGCGGTTGTTCCTGTTCCCGCGACTGAGCCTGTCGCTGAGCCTGTCGCTGAGCCTGCTGAGCGTCGTCGCTACCGGCCGTTTGATGCGCTTGGAAGCGTTGCACCGAAGCCCGCGACTGAGCCTGCCGCTGAACCTGCTGCGCCTGCTGAAGCGCCCGCTGCTGAGCCAACCGTTGAGCAGCGTCTTCGTACCGATGTAGATAAAGCGCATGCGGAGAGGCAAGCGGAAATCAAGTTGGCGCAAGAAACGGCGCTCAAACAGGCCGATCAGGCCAAACTTGAAGCCGACAAGTACCAAGAAGAACATGACCGCTGGCTTGCCAAAGCTGAAG